ATTCAGAATATCAGATATATCGGTGATCGATCGTAAAGTAGCAATATCATATGGTGGAGATAATTGGGTCAAATCTCTTCTTTGATCAAAACCACCGGCAGACTTAAACTTTAGAGTTCTTTTCTTCTCAATGCTCACGTTCTTTTTGATATATTCTTTAGGAACAGATCCTGACGATCCGCCACTAATAATTTTCGATGTCAAGAAACCACCTCCTAAAATGCTGTTTTTCTATTTGTGCGTCTTTTCTTGGCTTGCTGACCTTTACGTCTTTCCAGTTCAATAGAGTATCGCAACATCGCCATTGCATCATCAAAGAAATTCACCGGATCATCTGTAAAAGTATTGGATTTCTCGTCCTTTCTCCACTTCCATTGTTGTATTTCTTTGATTGTATTTGTGCAACTTGGATGGATATGGATGCGCATCTGCTTCAGATAATCGATCTGCGCTGACACACTTCCCGGTTCTTTTACAACAGGTTCAGCATGATAGCCTGCTTTACGCCACATTTTAATTCGATCCGGTTCGGCAGAATCACACCACATAACCAGCTTTTTATTGATTCTTTTTTCATTAGCGATTGCAATAAGCTCGCTTGTGTCTTTTTCGAACTCGTAGATTTCACGACACAAAAAAAGCTCACCATCTTTAAATCCAATCTCACCAATAGCATTGGCATGATTGAATCCAAAGTCTTGAGCGTTAACCATGTAGTCAAAACGTTCTTGATCTGTGTTAAAGTTTTCTACAATGTAATTAGTAAGGATAAGTCCACCAGACTCACCCCATTCGCCGAGCCCATAGATTTGATATCCATCAGGATCACGCTCTTTACGCATCATCATCCGACGGTGATAGGCTTCATCAATGAATCGATTCTGTAGATATGTGGATTGATGAGTAAAAATGTCTGGATGTGTTACATCAAAATACTTTGCCTTAATCCAGTGAGTAGCTGATACTGGGTTAAAAGTAAATGTCATTTGATAGTAAAGAAATGGGTTAAAATCTAAATTTCCACGTAAACGGTCATCGAGAATATCTACATCGGCTTCATAAAGTTCTGTCGCTTCCTCAATCCATATCCAAGTGAGTTTACCACGGTCAAAAGTAATAGATTTTACTTTTTCTCTCTGTCCGTCATCTTTCATCCCACGAAATATCACTTGATTGCCAGTAATCTTTGATTCGAGCATCATAGGCGATGATTTAATGGACCAATATTTGTGGTAGTCAGACCCGTAAATCTTAAAAATAGCAGACTTCAATTCAGCATAGGTACTATCTTTGTTCGATTCTGCTACTTTACGAACACAAAGAAGATTTGCTCCTTTATACTTTGGATCACCAAGTTTTATAATAAAGTCTTGTGCAGTATTTACGGATTTACCAGAACCAGCTGATCCTTTGGCTAATCGATATCTTTTCCTAGTGGTGTTATAAGTTTGGAAATTCCGGTTAAATTGTACCTTAACTATCATCTGGCGTTTCGTTTTCGCCATCGCCATAATCAACCACCACCTTCAGATCCATATTGCCATCAAGCTCCACTTTATCTGTCCACAGGCTATACCTCTTACCAAGAAGTTCAGCTGCTCTTATACGATCTTTATTAGCTACTTGCACATCTTCTATCGTTGAGCCATATTCAGATCCTTGAAATACTACCGTTTGATCTGTTTCTTCTCCTCGCATAACTTTACTAAGATACTCCAATACCTCTTCTTGATTAGCGATCTTTTCTGATTGCAGCTGTTCAAGTCTTTCGTCTATATATTGTCTAATGTCAGGTTTTGTCAGGTTCTCACTACCTACAGACTTAGCAGTTCGTTTACTATACCCAGCAGAAATGGCGGCTTGAGTAGCATTGCCGCTGATAATGTACTCATCCGCAAACCTACGTTGTTTTTCAGTTAATTTCACTACTCTCACCTCGCAATCTGTGTTTGTTTTGTAATTTTATGTATAAAAAAAGACCTCATATAAGGTCTTAACTTGCTTTATTCCAATTCTAAATCATTGAATTCAAAATTAATCAAAAGAAGCATCTCAAGAAATCTTAAAATTTTCGTTGCTTCTTCTTTATTTTTGGGTTCTTTATTATGGGTTGCAGAATTACCTTCTTTTCTGATTTCATCCACCCATTTTTTACTTTTTGGTGCAATATATCCATTATCAGTTAAATAGTCAACGTAGATAATAAACTTCTGTCCATCTTCTGCACCAAAGTAAATTGCAACATTTGCTAAACACTTTCTAGCAAGTAACACCACACCTGTATATGCCCCAGCTTTAAAACATTCTCTTGCCTCATTGTATAGGTACTTAATTTCTTGAGGTAAATTATCGATGTCCTTTCCGTACAGGGACCCAGGTAATTGAAAACCATTTTCACTTATCATTGAAATACAACCACAATTCGAACAGACTAATGCAAAGATAATATTTCCGTCGGTTGTGTAGCCTTGTAGTCCTTTTTGTACTCCAACATCACGAACACAATATCCGCAAGTATATTTTTGTGTTGATATTGTTTGTCTGTATGCATCAAATCCAACTGGAGACCAAACATCAGGATCAATAATAGGATTATTCATCTAATTCACTCCTATAATCACTTTTAATGATATTTTACCCTAAAGTCAAAAACGTTGCCACAAAATCAAAAAAACAGCCCCAAAGGACTGTTTAGTAGGAAGCACCAAAGATCATGTGAGTAATCTAATTGACAACTCCCAATCAGGAATGCAGGATTTGAACCTGCGCTCTCTACTGCCCAAAAGTAGCGCTCTACCAAACTGAGCCAATTCCTGAAAAAGACGGCTAGCGAATGAAGATAAGGAGTGTGTTCAACTCCATTCATAATAGATTTTTTGTCGCCGTCTTAATTAAATACAGGGCGCTAGGAATAATTTTCAGAAAGGAGATCTGCCAACGTATCTTAAAGGAGTGCGCCCTGTTATTTACAATAATTGATAATACTATCTTACTATGGATTATTGGCACTAAACCGCCATTATACCGCCAAAAACCCGCCATTTTTCAGCGATAAGCAACAAGCTTGCCACGACGATAACTTTCAGCAAATTCAACCAATGCATCTGATTTCATTCGCTCAATTTGACGAACTGAATAGCCCATCTCATCTGCGATCCTTAGATTAGAATACTGATCTTGTAAGCAGAAGCTATAATGAAGTATCTGTCTGCTTGTTAGCTTCAAAGCCATAAGCGCAACGATTATTTCGTCTCTTTCTGTTTCTGCATCCAATCTTTGAATAAAAGCATCCTCGGACTTATTTCCATTACTAGGTGTTCTAGGCATATCAGTAATAATCGGTGAGCGGACATCGATCTTTGAACGACCTGCAATCCGCTCCAACCGACGGTAGTTCTTCAAAACATATCGTGCATTCTTTCTCGTTTGAGAAAAATCAACTTCTCTTAGTAATAGCATCATTGCTCAATCGCCCCTTTATTTGGTATAATGAAGTTACCTTGGCGGGGACAAAATCATTATTTTGGGGGCATTGGGCGATTGCTTAATGCTTTTTATTTTGCTTTACTTTCGATCTCTTTTAACTGCTCTGTGACTATCACTTCGATGATCAAAGCCATCTTGTTCCATAAAATAGCTTCCTCCATAATCTTGCTCCTTTTTATTTATAGGTTGACTTGATTGAAACTTATCTTTGGCAATGGCTTGCTTCTCCTTTTCATCTAATTCTTTACCGAAAATCACACTTGCAAATACTGTCGCAAAAAGTGCTACGGCTACCAACACTGCTAAATCCATCTTTCATCCCCCTGCTTCCATCGCATCCCTGACTAACGGATCGTTGATAATAATCTTGTACTTCATCTGCTCATGCTGCAGCTGTTCTTGTAAATGCTCAATCTGCTTTTGTTGGTCAATTATTGTATAGGATAGCCAACTCAAGCCAGCGATCGTTAACAACATTATGATGATTGAGTGGCTAGTTTTCATTAGCTGGCTCCTGTTCTAAAACCTCATAGAAGTCGTCCCAAATAACATCTGATACGCCGACGCAAATTGGACTTTCACCAGACACACCCATCAATTTTCCATTTTCGAAATAGCCAGTAACCCAACCAACCCAACCTTTTTTAAAGACTTTTCGCATGGTTCCCCAGTCTTCCCAATATACGTCCTTAATTATTTCAATCTTTATTTTTTTGTTCATCTTATCCCTCCTGTTCATTAAGGTTATTGCTAGGTTTAAATATAAACATTTGCTAAAATTAGTTTGTCAGGCGGAAAACTGACTGTTATTTACTGTGTTTAATGAAATGACAATTCACTTCATTTACCGTTTCTAGCGCTAATTATTTACCAAGTTATTTCACTATGCTATCCTTAATTCAACATAAAAGCTTTTATATGAGGAGTATAAACTTATGAAAAAGTCATTTTTTATTTTAGGCTGTGTTCTGGTACTATCTGGATGTTCTAACAAAGCATCCGTCAGCACTGCTTCCGATTCTTCTGATACTTTACAAACATCTTCGACAATAATGGTTTCTTCTGCAACAGAATCACACGAAAATACAACTGAAGATTCTCTCGATAAATATCAATCTACATCGGAATCACAAGATAACACCCCAGCAAGTAGTTTTATTGAAAACTCTAGCAACCAAGAAACTTCAGTCCCTATGACAAATAAAGAAGATGAATACTATCAACAAATTAAAGATGCTTGGCAAAAAGAGAAAGATTATATAGACTCTGTCACTGACCCCAAAGTAAAACAATCTTTACAAACCCCTTTTGCTGCTGCTAATGCCAAAGCAACTGAATTGGTAATAAATAATCCATCAGATGAAACAATTATTATGAACGCTTTGAAAAAAGTTGTAGATGATCAATAACGTTGTAAAAAGTCCTTATGAAACTCAAACTAGTTTTCGAACTAGTTTTTTATTTCGTCGGATTGCCGTTCATACATTATACTCACTAGATACCTGTTCACCATTTACCCCAATCAATCCCCAAGCTTTCGCTTGAATTTCGTAACGGTGTTTGTTGTCGTACAAATACGCCAATCTGTTTTCAGCTATCTTAGTAAGCACTGGAATATTAATCCCCAACACTTTTGCCTTAATTAATTCATTAGAAATGTCGCTAATTTCATCTTTATGTGACTGGATAATGTCCATAATATTGTCTTTGTTAAGCACTGCTACGTCATCCTTCTATTGGTTATTTTGGTGGATTGTGGAATTACTCAAGGTCTTCATTCTCAAAAATTCTCTTATGGCAATCATCACAATGCCACCATTTACCTTCAGTAACTCTTACGCTGTCATACATAGATCCGTTTTCTACTTCTATTGTGTTGCTTGCAAAGTACTGTGAAGGACCACTCATGTAATCCTTGCGGTAAAAAACCACTCCGCCACAATGCGGGCACTCACTAATTGGTAAATTCACTTTTGAATTCCTTCTTTCTAGATGGCAATATCTGTCGTTACTAAATTTTCATATCTACAAACATTTATAGTATTTATTTATTTTGTTTGTTTATTATGGTATTTTATTTAAAAGGAGTGATTCTATGACGAACAATATTGAATTTGAAGTTGAAAAAGTTTATAAAGGCAGAACCAACGAAATCTTTGTTATTACTGATCCCGAGACACAGGTACAATATATTCAAACAATTGTTATCGGTTCTGACGGAAAAGGCGTCGCAATTACACCAAGACTAGAGCCAGATGGAAGTATTCATTATAAGGATTAATTAGATCAACTTGTGTTGGTCTTTTTTCTTTCCAAGTTGGTAATTTCTTCCGATTGTTAACTAACAAATTTTTGATGTGACAACTTGAGTTCCTCGTCGCCAATCATCGAATATTTCAGCGTTGTATCTATGCTTTCATGGCCTAAGAAGTTCATCACCAATTCAATCGGCATCCCGTGTCTTCTTGCCAAGGTGGCTGCAGTTCGTCTGAATCTATGCGGATGGACATTTGCTACACCTGCTCGATTTCCCAAACGCTTTACAAGCTTCTGAACTCCTGCTGATGTCATTTCCTTACCTACTGTTTGTCCGAAAAATAGTGGTCCAGTAATATGTGGCACGTCTTTCAGATAGTGGTTCAAAGCCATCTTCGCTTTTGCATTCATGTATAGCGTTCGCTGCTTATTGCCTTTACCGATCACTGTGATTGAGTCATTTTCCTGATCGTAATCCCGAAAATTGAGTGAAACTAATTCCGAAACCCTACAACCTGTGCTAAGCAATAACTCAATCACTAAAGCTTCTTTGGAATTTGCTGTTGCTGATCGCAACTTTTCAACTTCTAGCTCGCTAAATTCCTGTTTCCTACGTTTGGGTACTTTGATATTCTCCACTCTTGTCCCAGGATCTTTTGCTATATATTCCTCGTTGCATAACCATTTGAAGAATCGGACAATACAACCTCGTTCTCTTGCTATCGTTCCTTTGCTAACCCTATCGATCATTTCCCTGTTGGCAATAAACAATCTAATGTCGTTAGTAGTAACATCACTGAATGGCTTCCTAACGCTTCTCATGAAGAGATTGATTGTCTGCATATAAAGATTCAAAGTTCCGATTGAAAGCCCCTGTATCTTCTTTGAAACGAAGAATTGCTTGTATGCAGCGACATCAGATGTTTCATCGTAAATTACAACTTCGTTTTTCTGTTCAGTGATCAAATAATTCGCACATTCTACCGTTAGAACATCTTTTAACTTTTTCAACTGATCTCCGCTTAACAGATCCTGAAGTTCGAGTAATGTCCTATTGATCAATTTTTCTTGCAAGTAAATCCACCTCGCTTCTAGCAGACTTCGTGGATTTTCTTAAGACTTACTACAGTCACATCGTTAAGATTTCGTTGTATTTCATCATCTTTTTCTTCAATACAGCTGAGGATTCTTACTCGTGCTGAATTCTTGTAGATTCGACTTACTTGCGCTCTTATCTGACCTGAAAAAGGTCTTCCCGGAGTGCAGATGTAGCTTTCACCAACTTTTACAGATCCTTTTTCTTGAACATTTGCTGATTCATATTCTCCAAAATCTTCGAATGGCGCTTTAATGCTTCTGCTTCTCATTGATGGTCCCTCCTAAAGTGGATTAATTTCGAGTTCTGTTCTTGGATTTAAGCTATATACTTTCCGGCAGATATTGACAGCGATTTGGCCATCGTCTTTATACAAAATACCGTTGACCGCATCCGTCACTGCTTTGAAATAATTATCGATATCTGGTTTCTTATCGCAATACATAGTCTCTTCTTCTAGCAAAATCCTGTTTTTCTTCACTTTCAAGATATAGGCTGGTGGATATACGTAGAAACAAATATCGATCATCACAGGGCCTTTCTCAATCATCCGCGGCCTTGTTGACATAGCATGGTATTTGACTGCATTTTTGTATGCTTTCATCGCTGATTCCTCATAGGGAGTCTTACGATGCTTTGTGAACCTCGGCCTTGATTGAGGTTTTGGTGTGATCGGTATGACGATTTTCAAGCAATCTGCTCCTTTCAATGCTTCGTTTTGTTTAGATATGCTGCTAGTTTTGCATCAAGCTCTGCTTGACGCTCAGGTGATAACTGTTCTTCCCACTGTTCGTTTACAGCCCAATCAGGTAGTTTTTCCTCACGTAGTGGCTTTTGATTATAGCCTTGTTTCTTAGCGCCTCTAGTTCGTTGATAATCCCTCGCTTGATCGATCGTTTTAACGTTAGCATCTGCCCATTCCTGCAAAGATGCCGTTAAAAAGCTAATAGCTCTATTCTTAGGGACGTCTTTACTCCCAGCAAGTTTAATGGCAGCTTCTACAAGTTCATCGCCATAGATATTCACCAGATTAAGCAGATCTTCAACCTGTACAACATTTGGAAAGAGCCATAATTTTTGGAAAGTTTCTAGGGACGCACTCTCGCTCGCAGTAGCGTCTTCTTTTATTTCCTTTTCTTTACTTTCCTTTACTTTACTTTGTTGATTATTCCCCTGATTAACTGAGTTATTCCGCCCATTAATCGAGATATTCGACCGATTAACTTCATTTGTCAGCAAATATTTAAATTCAAGCTCAACTTTTTTACGTTCCTTAGTGGCTAGAATGTATCTGTTTTGAATTCCTTTAGAAGTTAATACGGAGTATTTATCAAAAATATCTTTATCAAAGAATTTTACTTGCACGGCTTTTCTAACCAGTTCTTCAACTGTGCCCTCCTTCGTACCAACTTCGTCAGCCACTAAGAACGCAAGGTCGTCATCCCACAAAACGTAATACCCCTCATCTCGATAAATATTAGCCAGCAGGGCGACCAGTATATGAACGGCTTCTTTACCGCATGCTTTAATAATTCTTCGAACTTTTAAATCTGATAAAAAATCGACATCCAGAGGAAAATAATCAAGACCTTTCTTCGTTGGTCTTGCCACGCTTATTCCTCCTAATCAGAGGGAGTTAAACTCCCTCATTATTTTTCTATCGGTGGATTTGATGTATCGAACAATGTTTCGATGTTTTCAGATTCTTCAACTCGTTCAGCTTCCTTTAGATCTTGCTTCAATGGCTCCATATCTGATAAATCAGTTTCTTCAATCAAATCGTTGTTTTCGTCTACTCGAAAAACTTTCTCATCTGAAGTTATTGCTGCTTGCATTTCAACAGACAACAAGCCCCACTTGGAGAGCATATTTCTAAGAACTGTTTTAATGGCCATTGAGTCGTAATTATCAACCCATGCCCCGCTTAATTTCTCTTTGTCCTTATTTTTTGAATTCTTAATACGATGACTCTCAATTTCTTGCTTTGTCCAGTAAACTGTCTTTTTAAATCCGTTCAGTAATTCAAAGAATCCTACATAACCTATAACTTCATCGGATACCTTACCTTTATACTCAAAGGTAAATTCTTCGGTAAGCGGATTCCAGTCAATTAGTTGACCTTCATAAATTGCCAAAGCATTCAATGCTTTGTATTGCCCACTTCTTTGTGCTAGCTGAATATATCCTTTGTATCCAAGAATGAATTGGGCTTCGTTGTGCGTGATCCAATTCTTGCCTTTTTTCTCATAGCGATTAAACGGAACTACATATGCATAACCAAGGTTCTTATCAATCGGCAGGTCCATAGTAGCTGCCTTTAGCGCTGATGCAATAATTGTCATTGGTTCCGCTTGAGAGAGATAATTATCACCACCAACAAGTGTCATGAGTGATCCCATGAATGAATCTGATTTTTCGTGAAGTATATCTGTAAACTTCTTCTTCATTTGAGGCGTGCTCATCAGTGCTTTGAATCCTAATTTCGAAGGATCGACTAACTGGGTGTTTTTCTCTGCTAACTGATTCTTTAAAGTATCATTAGTTGCCATATTATTTGATCTCCTTTTCTGTAAGTCTTCGAGATTCAGTAACATTGTAAATTTCTTCATCATTGGCTACTTCAGGGTATTTCTCAGCAAGTTTTTTGCTGTTCATACGTCGTGTAGATACCAGTTTCCAAGATATAATATTTTTCTGTGCGATACCGATACTAGCTTTTCGCTTGCCCAACTCGCTTATAATCTCGTTATCAAGCTGTCTAATTGATGTTTCGATATCTTTCTTTGCTTTTTTTAATTCACGTTTTTGACTAACAAGATCATCAAACGTAGATGGTAAGGTCGTTTCTACTTCCTCTAACTCTGAATAACGATCTTTTAAAAATTTTTGAGTGGCTTCGCTGCCATCTATCAATGGTTCGTTACCTTTTACAACGTTGTTTTCCCAAAAATCTACTAACAGTTCAGTAATGGTATCGATCAGTTCCTGGTCACGATCAACTCGTTTCCAAATGAATTTCTGACCACCGACAAGGACCGCAATGTAACAATATTCCTTGTTTAAGACATTCATATAATGCTGAACCTGGCACAAATAACTTAGAGGAACTTCTTCGCCTTCCCATTCTTTACCAAGGAAAGCATTTGCTGTTTTACATTCCAAAATAGCATTTTCACCAACAACGTCTCTGTCGATGTTCGCTCGCAGGAACGGATGTAACGGATGCTCGAATACCTGATTTCGTCGGCGAACTTTTTTGCCTGTTCGTTCTTGAAATTCTTTAGCAACAACTTCCTCTAGTACATTTCCCCAATACGCTGGTTCGCTCTCAGTGTGTTCTAACTCGATTTGACCAGTCTTTTCTAGCCATAATTGATAAGGCGCCTTCCATTTGTTTAAACCAAGGATTGTAGCGACATCTGAGCCACCTATACCCTTCCGACGATCTAATAACCACTCATCATGAGTCATTTCAAGAGTTGATTTACTCATCATCTGTCATCTCCTCAATTGAAATTGGTTGACCCCATCCGGGAGTTGTCAAATACTCGTCTAACGCTTGTTCAAAAGAATTCATTGTCATTTCTCCTTTTCTGTTTTAAAATGGAGACAAAGATATTTATCCAAATATTTGATGGACTTGCTATTGCTTTGGTCGGCTAGCAAGTCTTTTTTCTTTGTCTTGGTAATCTTTAGCAGCTAAATCATAAACAACATTAGCGAAGCCCCATAAGAAAACTAATGTCAAACCTGCAGCAATGTGAATAGCTGAGAATGCTACTACGAATAGTAATAAAGTTGTTACGGTGAATGTATTTTTGATTGATCGTTTCATGTTTATGCCTCCTTGAAATTGAATACATTGCTAATTTTTTCCAAGTTTTTTCTTTTCTTGGCTTCCTTAATAACTTGATCAAACTGCTTTCCAGCACTTTCCCTTAAAAACCTTTCCGCTTCATATATGCTGACCACTTTATTTGTACTAAACTGAATACTTTGAATTGCACCGAGATTTACCAAAGCGTATATATTATCTTTGCTAGTCTTAAACTCAGCGGCTAGTTCTGGCAATGTGTAAACCAACATTTTTAATCATTCCTTTCTCTTGTTTCTGACTGTCTAGTCATGTCTCGCATATCCCAACCGAATCTATTGCACATTGATGATAAAACAGATAATTCCAACCTAACTTCATCACTAAGCTCAAACCAATATAGTTTCAGATGATCGATCTCAATATCTGATAGTTGATCCGGTTCGATAGTAAGCAAATCCCAAACTTCATATTTTTTCTCAACTTCAATTCGTTCCATTTCTTCCTTGTCTTGCCCAACCATTTTGGATAGAGGGTGATTATCTCTTCTTTTTCTGTTTAATGGCTTAGGTGTGTGGAATAGCGCTGCTGCAACCTCAAAGTCAACATTTGGATCTTGTAAGTATTCAGCAATATCAACAACCTTCTCAATCCCCATGGATCTTCGTCCATTCAAAACATGACTCAGTAATTGTGGAGAAATATTTATATCCTGAGCCATCATCCGTTGATTAAGAGCTTGCTTGTCTACCTCCTTTCGATAGATAGCCGCAATGTTCTGTTCAATGGCATTTACGCTCATATCTTCATCTCCTTTGTATTTAGTTATTTGTTTTCGTAGCAGTTGAACTGCCATAAAATGTATTTAAGCAACAAGTTCCGGTATTGAGGCGAACTGCCACTTTCTATCAATATATTTATAAATGTCCTGCGCTAATTCATCAGTAGCTAAGAAGCGAATAATGATTTCTTCAACACCGCCAGTGTTTGTGAACAGTTCGCCTTCAATACCAATAGAAATATTAAATTTACGCTTAATCGCTGGAACGATCATTTCGATATATCGTTTAAGAAACCCAGAATCGATGTTTGCTTTAATCATTTGTGGTTTGTCTTTCATACTTCTACCTCTTTTAACTCATTTTTGTAGTTGAATGCTGTAAAAAAAATTTCCTCTTTAGGTTCATTGAAAATATCTTCAATGTGCTGCATTTGAGAGGGTTTTGGTGAAGTACGTCCGATTTCCCAAGAACTGACTGTTTTTTGAGAAACTTGAAGTAACTCGGCTAATTTATCTTGTGACATTGACTTATTTGCTCTGATTTCAGCTAGCTTGTTTTTCATGTAATCACCTCCGTTACTACCTTATGTAGTAATAATATACCACAAAAAGTAGTAAGTCAACTCTTTTACTACATTTTTTTGTAAAACCTCAATTTTTCTTTCTCTATCCACAATATGTAGTATATAATTTTTGATGAAGGAGGGTATCCCATGTTAAAAGATAGGCTTAAAGAGTTACGAGCATCTAAAAAAATGACACAAGTTGAATTAGCAAAAAAGCTCAATGTGTCACAGCAAACAGTAGGTAGTTGGGAAGTTGGCAGGGCCGAACCCAGTTCTGAAGCTTTAACAAAGATAGCGACCCTCTTCGATACTACAGTGGATTACTTACTTGGAATAGAAGATAAGAAAGCTGCCATTAAGATTTCATCCAAAGTGGACACCATAGCAGCTCATATAGATGACAATGTTACCGATCAACAAATGGATGAAATTTTAAACTTCATTGAATTTGTTAAAAATCGGGACCATAAAAAGTAGGTGATCGATTGCAATTGTCCGAAGAATTAATGTCAATGTTTCCTGACCTTACTTATAATATAGAACCATCTATGCCTGATTCTCAGAAAGGGTTACTAATTAATGATGTGATCTATCTCAATCCCAACCAAGAACGATATGAAATGAATAGCACCTTGGCAGAGGAACTAGGTCATTACCTCACCTCTTACGGGAATATTGTATTACAGGATACGAATGAGAAACGTAAACAAGAACGCCGGGCCAGAGATATTGGCGCTACTTTGGTAGTTACACCATACGATATAATAAACTGTTTTGAAGACGGTTGCAGAACCGTTTTAGATTGTGCGGTTCATCTTGAAGTCAGCGAAGAAACTTTTAAAGACGCTGTTAAGTATTACGCTCGTAGGTTCACAGGGATTAAAACAGAAAACAACTACACTCTCCTATTCCAACCGGATGGGACCGTAGCAGTTTTAAAATCATTTAATAATTTTTAGGAGGGGTTTCGTTGGAATTAGAAAAGTTTAAAGATGATTTGAAAAATTTGGGTAAAAGAGTTACGACGCTAAAAGATAATATTGCTACTGAAGAAGCCACAAAAACATCTCTAATTATGCCTTTCTTTGCTAGTTTAGGATATGACATATTTAATCCTACAGAGTTTGTACCTGAGTTTACAGCTGATGTAGGTATAAAAAAAGGTGAAAAAGTTGATTACGCAGTAGTATTAGATGGAAAACCTATGATACTTGTCGAAGCAAAATCTATTAATGAAGTATTAACAAAACATGATTCTCAGCTGTTCCGCTATTTTGGTACAACCGAATCAAAATTTGGAATTCTAACAAACGGAAAAGAATATAAATTTTTTACTGATCTAGACGAACCAAATAAAATGGATCTAACCCCTTTTCTTTCCATTGATATAACGAAAATTAAAGATTCTCAAATACCTGAATTAGTTAAATTCCATAAAGATAACTTCGACATAGATAAAATTATAAGTAGTGCATCAGAACTTAAATACTTAAGCAATCTAAAGACTTATCTTGATAAAGAATGGGAAAACCCTAGTGATGACTTCGTTAAATATTTATTAGGTGAAATATACGATGGAATGAAAACAAAACAAACCGTAGATAGATTTCAACCTATTATCAAGAAAGGTTTAAATCAATATATCCAAGAGAAAGTTAACGACAAACTTAATGCTGCGTTAAAGACTTCTACAACACCAGATGAAGTTATTATCGAAGACAATGATGAAGAAATCATAATTAAAGATGGTGGAGAAATTGTTACCACACCAGAAGAATTGGAATCATATACTATAGTTAAAATCGTTCTAAAAGATTTGATTTCTCTAGACCGTCTGTTTTATAGAGATAACAAAAGTTACTTTAACATTTTGCTAGATGACAACATTAGAAAATGGATATTACGTGTGAGAATTGGAAGTGCAACTAGTAAAATTGAACTCAACAATGAAGAAAAAACAGTATTTGAAATTGACTCACCTATAGATATTTACAACTATTCAGATGATATTATCAATGTAACGAAAAAATTCTTGTAGGAGGATAATATGGGACTCTTTAGTAAAAAAAATAAAAACGCTCCTACTGCAATGCAAAAAGCTACGCAATCTGTAATGCTAAGCATTCAATCTGATAGTAGAGGTAAGGTTAAACTGACTCAAAGCTCGAAAAGGCTTATACAAATGAATCCTGGAGAAGTTCAATTCATTGAAGAAAAAGGCAAGATTTATACTTTAAATAAGGTTGATCTAGACATCATTCCTAATTCAAAACATTCAAGCGGATTGCTTTACCTAACTGATAAAGATAATGGTCAAAAAATCGTTATCGGGTTTCAAGTTTCAAAGGACGCAGGAATGTTCTTGAAAACATTCATACCCGCTTTTTGATTAGCCTTCGGGCTTTTCTTTTTCAATACAAAAGAACATACGTTTGTATGTTTCTGGCGTATTTATATACAAAACAGGTTTTAAGGAGGGATTGTCATGAATGGACATGTGCGGAAAATTGGCGGTAAATGGCATTACGTAATCGAAATGGCAAAAGTTGGGGGCAAACGCCAACGTATACAAAAAGGCGGTTGGAATACAAAAACAGAGGCACAAGAAAAACTAAGAGAGGCCTTAAGTCTTTATAAAGATGGAGGAAAAGTTGATATTAAGGAAATGAGTGTTTCTGATTACTTTGACTACTGGATGGAAAACTATGTTGAAAAGAAGTTAAAATACAACACTCAGAAAAATTATCAAAATGCGGTTAACAAATACATAAAACCAGAAATTGGCAAATACTATCTCAGCTCTATTGGGCCAGCAAGATTGCAAGAGTTGGTAAATAAATTACCTGATGGGTTTAGTACCCCACTATCTAAACATTCAGTTGAAATTATCTTTACTGTTTTAAAAGGTGCATTCAAAAGAGCAGTCTATCCTTGGCAAGCAATCAATAACAATCCAATGATCTACGTTGAGATGCCATCTTTTGAAAACAAGCCTAAGCAAACACGTGACGATATGAAAATAATCACTATGGAGCAGTATCAGGCTATTTTAGATAGCAATCCACCTTCTAGCCCCTTTCATCTACCATTAATGATCGGGTTTCATACTGGATTACGCCGCGGTGAGGTTTGCGGTCTCCAATGGTCCGATATTTCATTTGAGGATCAAACATTGACTGTGGATCGCATCATGCTTCAAGATAAACATGGCATACAGTTAGGAACACCAAAAACGCAATCTAGTTTTCGAACAATAGCAATAGATGATATTTTGCTCCAAGAATTAAAGAGAGTCCGCAAGCGCCAGTCTGAGAATAAACTTCGTCATGGAAAATACTATTTTGATAGTCAATTTGTTTGCACTAAGGAAAACGGTGAACCTGTCACACCGAATTCAATCAAATGGCATAGTGGAAAAGTAAAAAAAGAATTAGGATTCGATTTCAACTTTCATTCCCTTAGACACACACATGCCACTATGCTTTTGGAGGATGGTGTAAAGCCTAAAATAGTACAAGAAAGACTTGGCCATTCCAGAATTTCAACTACCATGGATAAGTACGTCCATGTAACGAAAAAAATGAGAACAGAAGCTGTTGATATATTCGCCCAAAGACTAAGAAGATCATCAAATTAGAATTTAGTTTTCATAAAAAATGTCGCCCTAAAATAAATTAGGGCGACAAATGGGAGAATAAAATATGAAAATTAGATTTTTTTATCAAATATTTTCAAACAAACCCTTATTACTTCTTAGGTTCATCCTCATCCATTTTCAGAACGGCCATGAAGGCTTCTTATATCATCACGTTATTTAACAGTATTTATACTTCCTTCTCATTCCCTTTTCGTCATTGATTTAATTGGATTCATCAATTCCCTATATTCTACTCAATACCTATACTTCACTAGGAATATGTATTGTTACTTATCACATGGGCGGAATATCGGCGAAGAAAATGAAAGCAGCTTTCGAAAATCTATTTTTTTATATTCTTGTTCGCTTTACAAAGAGAACAAACGTTCGTATAATTTTCGTAAGGAGTGATAATTATGGGAATGATTAAACCTTATGAGGATCGTAAAAAATTAAAGTGGATAGGATTCTTCTTGTCTGAACATACAACTGATATTGATAGAGTCGACAAAGAGTTAGCTTATGTATGCCCTCCTAAACCAGAAATGGATGAAGAAGAAATAGGAAAGTTTCTTCAAGAAGCGCTTATGAAACACAAAAAGTTAGCCGTGCAACTAAACTATACTCAGTTGGGAAAATTTATGCCTGATATAACCGGGTTCCTGTCTGGTCACAATGATCTGGGAATCTACATCGGATCCACCCTCATAGAATATGGTGAAATTCGAAATATAGATTTCTTTACTGAGAAAAAGTGGTTTGATGTGTAATGAATATCATCAGCCAATACGAGCAAGGGTACTTATCATATTCTGAGTTCACAAATGAATTCCCTGACTCAATTTCTGAATCACAGGAAGATTTATACGGCGCAAAATGTGTCGATTTTTATGTTTCTGTAACTTTAGATAAAACAGATTGTTGCTATTATGTACAAGCTTATGGAGGCGATCAATGTGAAGACGATGAAAGGTGTAGTTTCGAAGATACGAGTGTTGAAGATGAGCAAGACCCCTTTGGTGCGGTTCTCGCTTGATAATGTGAACTGTTTGATTGCAGCGCATAGTTTGAACTTCCTAGCTGATGTGGATGAGGAAATGCAAATTGTGGTTGCTGGTGAGTATAATAGTATGAAACAATTTGTTGTGAGGAAGTATTCAGTGATTGGCAAGACAAAGATCATGATTGAATTTGAAGAATTGTCTAACGTAAACATAGTGTAAAACAAATTAATTCTTTTAGAAATTTGAAATATAGATTATACTTGGTTCAACAAATTAAAAAGGAGGCAAATTTATGAAAAACATGATAACTTTATCGTCAGGTCTAATAATGATTGCCTCTTTTTTATTTGTAATAATATACTTAATCTTTCTGATTTTACTACCATTTTTATCAAATAATTCAATTGTTATTATGGCTTTTATCTGTTCAATATTTATAACAAAAAAGTATGTGAAAGTTGTACTAACTTAACTACTTAACTTCTTCGTCTTCTTCAAGAAGATTTTTCTCAAGCGCTTTTGTAAATTCTTTTGGATATTCTCCTCCTAGCTTAGAAAAGCTATCTACAAAATCATTTAATAACCTATCAGCTTTTTCGGGTAATTTATTGTTGGCAGATTCAATTATTTCTAAACTAGTTTTTAAATTTTCTAATTGTTTCGCCTTGAGGTCTTCTTCGAACATTCTTTTATTCAGCTCATGTGTTTCTTCTTCCATTTTTAGTTTCCGTTCTTCGTTCTTTTGATTATTTTCTGTTTCTTGTCTATTTGGAATTTCTAAAGACATGCCATCTTTATTTACTGAGAATTTCCCGCCATATTTTAATGTTTGACCGAAACCAGTAACTATCTTCGATGAAATAGGCATATTGTTCCAAATCAGTCCTGCAATGCTACCAACTATCATCGCTGCTCCAATAATTTCAATTGGACCTGGCGATTGCACATTTAGACGAACTTTAACTTTTTCGCTAGGATAAAGAATTTTATTCAAATCATTATATGATGTTAATAAAGTGCTTAAGGTATCTAAGTCTATTCCATCTTCATGCCTAACATGAAAGGTCATATGCATATCTTCACCTTCAACATAGGTGTCGAAAGTTGCTCTGTTTATAAAACTTTTGTATTGAGTAATTTCAGAGACAGTATGAGCCGCATAAACAACTTTTTGTAAAATTGGATCTGCTCTATACCTATTAAACTTACCAATCCATTGTATTCTACGCCTTTTCTTATATGGACAAGTCAGCAGGTTTTCTTCATTTTCTTCAGTGTAGGCTTCTCCGATTACCTCACCAACCGAAAACATATCAGAATTGTACGAAGGAACTAAAACAATATGTCCTGGTCTTATATCGCTTTGAAAGCGAATCATTTGCTTAGCTGCTGACCCCATTGTTCTTTTATTAGGAGTATTGAATGGAAGGCCCTTAGAACTAATGAGTTTTGCTCTAATAGTATCCGAACTCCCGATGTTTTGGTCAACTTCTTTAACGCTTATTTCATTCCAACCAATCGCTATATAATTGTTTATCACAAAATCATCATAAAAAGCCCCGCCTTCTCCTCTTACTAACCAATACTTAGTCTTTGGATCAACCTGTGGCAAATTAGCAATAATACTTTCTGGTATAGTGTTTTCCATTTTATCCGCCTCTTTAAAATTAATCTGCTAATTAGATTAAACCAAAAGGAAGCCTGAAAAACAAGCGTTTTCCTAGACTTCCTATAGCAGATATAATCGTTTGAGGATTATAAAGAAATTATACCAAACGTCAGTTCTTATTTCAACAAAAAACAACCACTCCCGGGGAGGAGTGGCACAATTAGATGAAAAAGTTTTTTTATAAGGTAGTTTAATTATATGAGCTATTTCCAAATCGTTCAAACCATTTGCTCAAAAATAACCCACCCTCAAGGAGAGTGGGCCTGAAAAAAGATATAAAATGAAATAGCCCCGGTCAAGGCTATGACTCCATTCTACAAGAACATAGTTTTTATTTCAACAAAAAATCCACCCTATAAAATAGAGTGGACCAAAAGAAGAGTAAACAAATGAAAAATTGGATTGGTTGGTATGATTCTACATTACATCCATTATTAATTAAATTCAATAAATTTATGACGATTTTCTAATCAATAATATCTATTACATTGAAATAATGCTAAAATAAAAAAGTGAAGAGTGTTAGGCACACTTCCCCAAGTTTTCACCGCCTAATTACTCTTCATAAAGTATTGCACGCACCTACTAATTTATAGTATAAACTTATTTACTGCAAGTAAAATGAATATGATCTATGTACAAGCCCGCCGAAGCGGGCTATTTTTTATGCTTCTGTTGCTACTTTGCGGAGATACGCAACTTGAACTGGATCTGTGTGAATCCAAGTGTCATAGCCTGCTTTTTCCATCATCGCTTGGATTTTTTTCAAATCGCCTTCTGTTTTCACATGAGTAAATTTGTTTCCTGTCAAAAAGTAAACTTTCGGATCATTTTGATTTCTAAATAGTAACATATTTTCTCCTACTTTCTTTGGTTGAATTTGTGGTGTGTTTGCTTGTGTGTTGTTGCTTGTATTGCTGAAAACTGCGTTCTTGAATCGTTCGAATTCGCTTGGTTTCGCCACCCAAGGAGCTGGACAGTTTTTGCCTGTTACGTCAAAGTGGCGCCAAATCTTCTCTCTCGTAATATGAGGATAAATGGCGATCAATTCTTTGACAGCCTTCACAGCATTTTGGAATGTCTTTTCCGTAATGTTTCCATTCTTGTCTAAGCACATTTCAACACCGATCGTTGAATAGTTGGCGTTGCCTATCTTAGAATACAGCGGACGATAGCGTGAACCATCTGCATTGTATTTGCTGATTTCGTTAGCGTGATATGCAACTTCATTCAAGGGAATGATACAGAGTGCTTCAATATCATCTATAAACAGTTGAGCAGAAGCATAGGTTCCTCTTAGATTATTAAAATAGTTCTTGTGATTGCGTGCGGTGCCACCGTTGTTGGCAGTGTAATGCATAACGATACCATCAATACCGTTATTCCTGATACCTGGTCTTGAGTACTCATTAATATTGATATACTCGTATTTGATAAAACTCATCGGTATTTCCTCCTTTTGACAATATTTTTTTGCTATAATCTCCTTATCAGCAAGTGGTCTGCTGAAATAACTGATAAGGAGGTGAAATGAATATTGATTACCTATTATTTCAATAACACGGCCGACGATAAGGGGCGTCATGAGGTTCACGAAAGAACGTGCTCGTATATTCCTTCTTTCAACAACCGCACAGAAATTGGAGTATACTCCAGTTGCCGGGAAGCAATAACTGTAGCAAGTACTTCATATCCTTGGAAAACATTTGATGGTTGCTACTGGTGTTGTCGCGAATGCCATAAAGGCTAATTTTTTGAGAAGCAGTTAATCTGCTTCTCTATTTTTTTGAACAACTACCCGATATTTTTCAACCGCTTGATGTTCAATTACTTTTTCTAAATGATTTTGATAGATTCGAACGGTTTCTTTCAATGCATCATTTTCTTTTTTCAAACTTTCCACTTCTTGTTCCATTGCTGTTTTATCATTATTCATGTTTATCCCTCCAAATTTGGTGTATTAAAAAGAGCAGCCGATCGGCTACTCCTTCTTTTGTGTAAACTCCTGACCGTCGCCATAATCGGGTTTCTGATCACCACTACTTAAATTTAAAAGTTGTACAAATAATTGGTGCATCCCTGTGGATGCAATCCCGCTAACCGCCCCATAAACAATCGCTTCAACCGTCAATCCGTTGATAATCGCCCCCAAGACTGCTCCTAAGACAATAACAATCAACGGAATGTAATTATTGGCAACTGCTGCAAATACCGGCGTTGACTTTATCAAATACCCCACTACCAAACACGCTACTACAATCACCGGTACTAAATACTCCTGCAAAAAATTCAAATCCATTTTTACTTCCCTCTTTCTTTCCATAAAGATTTTAATTGTTCCCCATGCTCAATCAATCGATCGTTGTGCTTATCTAACCGTTCATCATGTCGTTTTAACTCGTCATGAATGGCAACTCGATCAGATTTACTTGCTTCTAAATCTCTGGTTAATAGATCAAGATTATGAGCGAGTTTTGTCAGATTATCTGCAATCTTTGTAAAATTGGACATTACTGGTTTGATTACGAATGCCAGCATTCCCACGATCGTCATAATCCAACCTGCCCAAGTTGCTAACTCTCCTACGTTTAACATATGCCACCTACTTTCCAATAAATTAAAAGAGCAACCTTATTCTGGCTGCTCTTGTTCTATCATTTGTAACATTTTTGATTTCACTGCTTCATTTACGAAGCTGAGATCTAAATCCTCTTTCCTTAACGTCACTTCTGACTGAAAAGACATGTCTTTTTTCTTGCTCGACACTGAAACCGAATAACCAGAAACATTGCCCGCATTGTCATAAATAAACGAGATTGATGAAATAACCATCTGTTCCCCTCCTTTCTAGATATATACCTCACCTACCGCAGTGATCCGACTGTTTCCGCTGTTATTCGATAGCTTATACAAACGCCCGTTTTCAACTTGGAATTTTTCAGTCGCATTCCCTTCAATCCAGACTGGAACGGTAAACATTTGTGGAAACCCTTCTCTTACCTTGTCTGGAAGAATGGCAACAGCGTTGCTGGTGCTTGCTCCATTGGCTGAACCATTCCAAACAAATTGATCAAATCGAATTAGAATCCTGTTCATGTAACGTTTTAAATAGATATCACCAGCAGTCCCTTTTAATCTGGTCACTTTAAGCCATCCAGTATCATAGAGCATTTCTGCTGTAAGAGTCCCTGCAAAGCCAGTTTGTTGATTGTTCAAAGTCAGCGAGTCAAAGGTCAGACCCATTGCGGCGATAAGCTCATTTTGGTCACCAAGAGAGTCACCGCTGTAGCGAGTCATTGATACCAGCTGATGACTAAATATAGCCTCGTAGGATTGAGTAGTAACCCCCTGAGAGTTCTTAATTACTCCTGAATTGTAAAGCTCTGCGGAACCAATCCTCTGAGTACCTTGTGCAAAAGTTCCGTCATTGTACTGTCTAGTATAAGGATTGACAAACTCAGAACTGTTGATGGTAACCCCATTGATAGTTCCTGCTGTAATAGTTCCTAGGTTTGCAGTGATGGCAGATAAGGTCGTAGCAACTATGTTATCTGCTGTAAAAATATATAGGTTAAACTTGCTGCCATTCCATTGATAAGTCGCACCGATAATGTACCCACTTGCACCTGTGTTTTGCCAAAGCATACCAACATAAGGATTAGTTGGCACCGTTGCTTGACTGATGATGCCAGTCGGGTCACCTTTTTCACCTTGTTTGGCAACAGTATATGAAGTGTTTGTTGTATTATCTGTGAAAGTTAACACTGTCCTTGTCCATAAAAAGCTTCCAGCAGCAACCGTAGGAATTGATGTGGTCCACCCACTACTAGGCGCTGTTGTCCCACTAGTAGAACTAGCAAAATTGATAGTTGTACTTTTAATCCCATTACCTGTTGCTCCTGTCGATCCAGTAGCGCCTGTCTCCCCCTTTGCTCCCATCTTACCAACAGAATAAGCAGTTGAATTTGTATTGTCAGAGTAAGTAAGAACAATTTTTGTCCAAAGGTACTGATTCTCGGAAACACTAGGTATTGAAGTACTCCATGTTCCTGTGGGCGGTGTTGTGCCAGATGTACCAGCCTGATAGGTAGTAGCGCTGGACACGATTCCTTTTCCATCAGTTCCGTTTGTTCCGGCTGGACCTGTGCCTCCTTGCTTGTTCTTCACAACAATCATTATCTTTTGAATCGTCACAGATTTGTATACCGCTTGATATGTTACGGTTCCAACATCGGCCGACAAAGCAGTAACTGTATAACGACCTGCTGAATTGATTGTGCTAGTCATCCCAATTTCAGAAACCTTCGAATACGTTACGCCAGATGAAACTTTAGTTTGACCCTCGTAGATAATAAAATCTCCCAAAGCTTTCGTGAAGTCAGTTACTGTGCCAGATGCATTAGCAGGTACTATAATGGAATCATTTGAAAGATACCCACTGATTACTTCTTTTGCATCTTTGCCATTTGCCCCGTCCTTACCGTCAGAGCCATCCTTACCATCTTCTCCTGCTGGTCCTTGTGGTCCCATGAATGGTGTCCACGGTTCGTAATCGTCAGGATTATCAGACCCAACTTGATTCGTATCTGAATAGAATCCTTCGTATTTTGGATAGGCATTTTCGTAGTCTTCATCTGGTCTTGGGGTCCAAATAGAGTTGTAGGTTCCATATGCAAACTTAGCTCTCCATACAATAAATTCAATAGCAGCTCCTACTGACAATCTTGTAATGGAAAATTGCCTAGCTGCCCCAGTAGGGTGCGAGTAGTCTTTAGCTAAGAAAGTAACCCATTTAGCTTCACCTGCTTCAATTCTTGTTGAAGTAGTGATATTACCACCTATATTAAAATCTACTGTACCTGTATTCTTAATATAAATAGAAATATCGTAATTCTCTTTTACCCCAGCAGTGGTCATACTTCCAGCTGGCATCGTACAGGCTATAGTCGAAGTACCACCACTGATTGCATATTTTACAGCTGTCGCGGCATTCCATTCTGGAACTGATACGTTGGCAGTCTTAGTTGAGGTCGCTCCAGCATAAGCAATAGCATTAGGTGATTCCGAATTTCTAAACAAATTCTCATTCGGATAAACCTTGGTAAAGGTACCGTCTGCCATCAAATATCCACGATGTGGATAGTATGTTTCACCGGGTTCCCCTTTTTTACCATCATCAATATTGGTAACTGTCACCTCAGCACCACCACGCACGTTCCCCGAATCGTCTGCTACTTCAAAACGAAAGACTGCTTTTTCTTCGATATCTGCAGCATTGATCGTCACTGTCTTGGTATTTGAAAAAAAAGTGCCATCTTTATACCATTTCAGACTAAAGGTATCTGTTACATCCTTGATACCATCTCTAACACGAGCAGTTAATGTGGTACTGCCGAATCCATTCTTAAAAGTCACCCCATCACTAGTAATGATTTCATACGTAAAGACTTTATTTGCTTCTATCAATGCTTGAACACGAGCAAGTAATGAGGAATCTATTTCTGAGGTTTTTTCAACAAAGTTGGAAAAGGTTGTTTTGTCACTTGAAAAATCCCCCAACACCAAAGACTCAGTTTGTTCGTATACCCTCGCCTCAAGATAAAGCGGTGGACTATAGTAAACTGAATCTTCCAGTGAGAAGGTATCCCCCGGATCACTATCAAAATGCCCCTCTGTTTCATAATCAACATACACGCTGCTATATTTTTTAAGCTCTGAGTGCAGATAGCCTTTTAACGCTTCTACAGTGGTATATTCAGTCTCGCCTTTTTTCTCGACTAGATAGCCATCATTGCCCGGATTATTTTTTGATGGAAAAGCATCCCTTGCTTGAGGAGCCCAAATCACATCTTGACCTTTTTTGCTAAAGTAAAGCACATTTCCGTTTGCATCAAGTTCTTCAAATTCTATATCATTGATACTAATTCCATCTTTACCGGTTCCTCGAATAGCGGAATAGAAATTTTCAAGGGACGCACTACGATTGATCACTTTTAAATCCTTACCAACTCTAAGAGTAGTAGCAGTTTTATCTTGACCAATCCCTTGATTACTCTCGTCATGCTTTTTGTAAATATTAATGATTTGTTGCTTCAAAGAATAATCGTCATTCAGGATAGTTTCAAATGAAATCTCTGCATCAAATTTATTTGCTAACGAATAGAGACGACCGAGTTTCGATTGGTCCCCATCCCAATCAAGCTTGAGTTTCTTGTCTGCAATCTCATTGATACCGATCGTTAATGTTTGTTCAAAATCAATACTCTTCAGATATTCCACAAAAGCCATAGCAGTATTTGCAGCATAAAAGCCAACTTTTTCTTTGTTCAGCTCAAGCGATAAAGAAAAAGCCATCAACTCTCGCTGATGACTAACATCTTTTGCTGTAATAATATTAAGCCAATAGTCTTTTCCTTTGTAGATAAAAGCTAATTTTGACCCTTCTCGAATGGCGTTGGCTCGATCGTGTTTTTTATTAAACCGCATTTGCAAGACAGTCGAGTCCCCTTCATAGAAACGGGTTAGATCCGCCTGGTCGAAGTGAATCGCATTAGGTGCGGAATTATCCATAAACGCCAAGGTTTGAGAATCCTGCGCATCTCGAACAGCAATCCGTACATTTTCAGTTGTCACAAGTATTCCCTCCTTAATTCTGCAGTTGCGGTTTCGACTTCCGAAAAATCGGATAATATTAATTGAACAGTCGTGAGTCCCGGAGGAACCTTAAACCAAGTCGAACCTCTGATTTCATCGTCTGGTCTGGGCATTTCATTCAAGTACAGTAATGTCTCTGATCCACTGATGAATATTTCTGAATTATTGGGAAATCGATTCGGATCATCACGCCATGTCTCAACATTTAACTTAGTAAAGGCTAAATTGTTAATATACATATGTGTGACCTTTTGCGTTGATGTGTTCCTTCCTTTGAACTGACCTGCAAAGAATTGAACTTTACTTGCCTTGACATTTTCTATTGCTGAATCCGTATAGTAGTAATATGATCCTCGCCAGAAAAACCGAACACGATTTCCTTCTTTTCGAATATCGAAAGGATTTCTGCGAGCGTTTTTTGATTCTGATCCATACGGATTATCCTTCTCCCAATAAGAAGCAGTAAAATCAAACGTTTTTACAATCTTACCATTCAGCCAAAAATAGCACTGTGCTTTGTTTCCTGTGGTATCCCCTTTTCTCAAAATGTAAGCAGCAATCGGTTTGTTTTGTTCATCGACAATCGCAAGTGTCCACATACCTGTCTGGCCCATTCTTCCGGTTTCAAACCACGCTTGCGCCCACAAATACCAGTTTCTTGCGGATTCACTTAATGGAATCTCTTTGATTGCTCCAAAGAAGTTACTGTTGGCCGTGTTTGAAAAGCTAGCTGGTAATATGCCTAAACCATATGTGGCATTTGCACTCATTGTTGTTACAGACTTTTTATTCTGATCTTGATAGAAAGTCGTCCCATTAGTCCAATTGTCAAAATTACCATTTGTATTATTGGTCAATTGTTTACTTTTATCACTTTCAACCATCGTCCCATCTGCTTCATTCACTAAACCGAATTGCATTGCGCCGTATTCTGAAACCAAACCGATAAAGCCGCTCTCTTTTTTTAATTTGATCCGATAGTCTACAGTAGCGACATCAGAACCTGTGTTTTCAATTTTAAACTCCAGAACATTATCAGCGTTTAGCGAGGAAGAAAAAGTAGTAACATCTGTAGAAAATGATCGTCCAGATGGGATTAACCAGTTTATCGTTCCTTTTCCCAAAAACTGTATTTCATCAAAATCAAGATCACCTTCAGGAATAGCATAAAAAACTCTGTTGGGCATATGCCCGAATATAAGAGGCATAGGTTCCGACACATTCAAAATTTTTTGAAGCTCATCATATTTGTCTCCTAAATCATTTCGCACAATAAAGGGCATACTGATTTTTTTCATGCCTTTTTTAATGTAGAGGAAATCAGCTCCAGTGTTGAAGCCATTATTTTCTTCTACAATAGACGAGAAAGCGGCGCCACCAAAAGTGGTAAAACCTTTTAAAACACCTATATATTCGTTTAGCTCATGTTCATTAAACTTTACTGAAAGCATGTGCCTACACCTCCCCTCTAACTGATTTGATAATTGATTGCCTTCTTACTTGTTGTTCTGTAATTGGCTCAGCAAAGATTCTGGAAAATTCGCGCTTATCAACTTCTTGTTTGAATATTGCGGGACGATTGGCCAATTTTATAACAGCATCAACCATTTTATTTTCAAAGTCACTTGGATGATAATTATTATTAATAATTTGATTAGCAGCATTTGCAGATGATGAACTTTTTCCAATATTAGATACTAGCTCCGGTGTTAGTCTTCCATTTATCAATGCATCCATTGCTGGTATGTGGTTTGCAAACTCCATTGAAGTTGCATCCAAAAGGTCCTGTGAAAGCTTATCCATTGATTTAAGTGCTGTTTTTGCACCTTTATCAATCCCAACTGCAATTCCTTCTGGAATAAACTTTCCTACTTGATCACGCATAACTCTTGAAGGAGAATGGATACCTAAGAAGGATTTAACTCCTCCAACTATGTCAGAAGCAACCGATTTAGCTTTCTCAACAGCTTCAGAAGCAGCATTTCCAATACCTCTAGCTAACCCCATAATTAAGTCAAAGCCTGCTGAAACCAATCCGCTTCCAGGAATACCTTCTATGATTGCATCCAATAGATTACGACCGGCACTTATCATTTCATCACGATTATTTCGAATATTATCAGCCATACCATTCACTAGACGAATTGCAGCTTTAAACAATCGATCTTGAGCTTTAATTACACCCTCAACAGTTGCATCAACAATATTCATCCCAGCTGTTACAATACGATCGATGTTATTTGCAATTCCGTTCAAAATCGACACTATCAGATTAACCCCTGCATTAATTACATCTTGAGCTTTTGAAGCCAATCCATTTATGAACTGAACAATTAAATTTAGAGCTGCAGAAACGATATCAGGCATCTTGGAAGCTAAACCACTCAAGAAATTAATTAAAAGGTTCGCTCCTGCAGCTACTATACTTGGCAACTGTCCTGATAATGCCGTAAGGAACGTCACAATCAGTGTGCCAACAGCAGCTACTAGATCAGGAAGTTTTTTGGGCAATACCATCAAG